CCATTATGCTCTACCCCACTTAATATCTAAAACTGTTTCACTGCTAAAATTCATACCGACATCGGTACTAAAGAATCTTTGTTGAGATATATTGTTTGTTTTTCTTCCATTTTCTTTTTCAAAGTCCGCCCAATGAGAAACAATCCTTAATGTAACATTACTTTCTGCACCTGATTCTGAAATACCAAATGTATCAATCGTTCCTTTATACAAAAGGAAAGGATCAGCAATTAAAGCATTACTATCATTTAAAAAACCTCGATAGATACTCACTGCATCATTAACGACATTTTCATTTAAGCATGTTGAAATAAAAGTTTGATCTGCTCCTGATAAGGTTAGATCTATTGATTGTCTTGATATATCGGTTTCTTCAGTAAAGTTAGATATTCCCATTATAAAACTAGAAGCAGAATAGGTAACTGAAGAACCTGATATAGAAGAAGTTAAATCAAATGAGCAATCTGTAAGATTAACAGGAGTACCAAAGCTGATAGTAATAAGATGTACTGGTCGTATCTCACTTGTCGCTAATTCTGTCTTGACTGCTGATGTTAGGCTTCTTGTCATATTGTTCGTAGCTTGTTCGTTTTACCTTTATTGTATCTATTAGTTTATATTTAGCATTTTTACTAGGATTTCTAAATTTTCCTAAATCATTTGTATCAATGTTAATATGTTCACTATCTACCAATTCTGTTGCTACCATATCAACATTAATCCAATACTTAACCAAGTATTTCATTTAATACTTTTTAGTTTTCTTTTTTCCTTTTCTTTTCTTCTTCTTATTCTTCTTCTTCTTTTTCTTCTTTGGCATATAGCCTCCTTTAGTTATAAAATTATAGAGCTTCTTCAACATCGAATTGATATTCGTAATAAAGGTTTCCATCTTTATCAGCACCATTCACTCCAAATTCTTGGACATCACTTGTTAAATAAACTGTAAAAGGAACATTGTCATAAGTAACTGCACCATTATTTGCTAAAGCAGTTATTAATGGTGGCTCAATAGTTACCGTTGCGGCATTACTAGAGCTGGTTACATCTGAAACAATCATATAGACTTTACTATGACTGTTAAATGAAATAAAATCCCCAGCTAAAAATCTTCCAGCACCATCTCCAGCAAAACCATCTAAAGCAATCGTTGTATCTCCAACTGCGTGAACACCATTAACTAAAATAGTTCCTGTTTCATTTCCTCTAGCATCTTCAATTTCTGGAGGGATAATTGTAAAAGTTTCTTTACCACCTCTTTGTTTAACTATAAAAGCCATCAAGTCGCCATAAACATCACTTCGCTTTGCAGTTATAATTTGAACTGTAAAACCCCATCGTTGATTGTCTATTTGTCTAGCTAATCTTTTACCACTATCACTTTTTGAGATAATAGTAGTTTGGCTTGACTTTATTCCTAAAGTTCCAAATTTTGCTGATGATATAGGAAATGCACCACTCATTAGACTATGTTCTTCGCACCCCTTTCATTAACTGCTTCATTAATGATACTTGATATAGTTCCTCTGTTTTGAACTAACATATCAGAAAAACCACTAGCATCCAAAGTTGTTATGCTGAAATTAACATTGGTACTTCCACCGCCACCACCTCTAGCATTTTGAGTTATTTGTCCTGATGTATTAGGAATAAACAATTCTGGTCCACGCTCTCCCACCATAATTGGTTTGCCTTTTGATACAGCACCACCACTAGCAAAGAAACCACCAAATATTGCTGTCATCGCTTTTAAAGCAATTTGCATTTTTAACTCTCTTGTTTGTCTTTGCATCATCTTTAAAGTATCTGCTTCAACTAATAATCCCATTTTTTTCATCGCTAATTCCAATGCCCATAAAGCTACAAGCTCAATAGCTTTCGCAACAATACTAACCATGATTTTTTCAGCAATCGCCCTCATGGTATTTCCAATATCTTTTCCAAGAACTAAAACTTCCGCCATACCTTTTGACCAAGATTTAATTCCAGCCGTTATTTGATTTGCAATAGTAACATTAATATTATCTAAACTTTTTTTAATTTTTTCTTGAATAATTTCTGCAACTGATGTCATAGAGATAGACCAACTTTTAGTTGATTCATCAGCACCCTCAATTCTTCCTAATAATTTTTTTAATTGTTCTTGACTAACTACGATGTTTGCGTTTACCGTTTTAAAAAACTCATTTAGTTTTTTAGTTAAGATCATCCAGTCTTTTGTATGTTCGCCAGATTTATCAATTTGTTGATTAATAACTGCCAAATGAGTTTTTAATTTTGTTGCGGCCTCTCTAAATTCATTAATGACTGCTAAATTTCTTTCTAATACTTCATCACTTGCTATACCTACTTTATGTAAAGCTCTAACTGACTTTTCTAAAACGAAAGCATAAGCATTGGCGAGATCGCCAAGCATAGACCTTAAAGTGTCTATGGTTGCTCCTATTACTAATACTAAAACTTTTCCAGCTGTACCCAACATTAAAAATCCAATAATACCCAGTTCTCTAACACCTGGTGGTAAAGCTTTAAGAATTTCAAAAGTGCCTTTCAAAGCACTAGCAACATAAACAAAGACTGGTCTAAATAAATCAATAAGAACAGCACCGCCTAACATTGTAGATTTAATAACATTAATTAACATCGCTGAAGATTTTTGAGCAAAAGACACAAGTGTAGCTTCATTGGCTTCAATCATTTGATTGATAACTGCTAAAGCATTTTTAACAAAATCAAAAAATCCAGCTTGGTCAGTTTCTAATTTGAATTTGAATAATTTATCTGACAACATTGAAAGGGTACCAGTGAAAGTCGTTGCCATAACTTCCATCGCTTTACCAAATTCTCCATCTGGTCCAAATGTTTTAAAAAATGCTTCTTTAGTTTCTTTAGCTGTTTTCTTTGCACCAGCTTCAAATCCTAATAAAGAACGAACACCTCTTTCTCTAAATACATCTGCGGCTGCTATACCTCCAGCAAATGATCTTTGAATTTGTTCCGCAGTTTGTCTAAAATCTAATCCTGTAACAACTGCAACATTACCAGTAACTTGTAAAACTTTTGCGAGGTCTTCTGCATCTTTAGATACGACAGCAAGATTTCCTGATGCAGTACTAATTTCTTCAAGAGAGAAAGGAACTTTAGCGGCAAATCCAATTAATTCATCAAAGGCTTTATTGCCCTCTTCCATTCCTTTAAATAAAAAAGCAAATCTGATTTTTAAATTCTCAACTTCGCTTCCAACTTTGGTTAAAGAACGAATAACTAAAGCACCACCCACTCCTAATAATGCTGACTGGATAGAAAAAACAGCACCTTTTAATCTTCCCAATCCAGCTTGAACAGCACCTAAAGCTTGTTTCGTTTTATCTTTTGCTAATATATTAATTTTTAAATTCTGTGCCATTATTTATGTCTCGCTTTTCTCATGTCCGATTCATACTGTTCTTGTTCTATTTTCAAATAACCTAACCAAAGATTAAATTCTTCTTCAGTCATATTTAATAGTTCTGAAAAAGTTATCTTCAACCTATCAGCTACTACTAACATATTTTTTAGGCTTATGTCAGAATTTATTTTTTTTTTTGATCGTCAGGGGTAGGAGTTTTCATGATTGCTGTCGCTATCCTAGCAAGCACGTCAGAATCTACTTTGTGCATAATAGCAATTCTGTCTTCAGGTTTAAAAAGTTTTTTTCCGTCTTTGTCAAGAGATTTCATAACAACAATGTCAGCAAGAATACCAACATCATTAAAAGCCATACCTCCAGCAGAGTCAGCTTTAGAGAATATTTTTTTCTTTTCTGATAAAGTTATTGGATTCCAATAAATGACTGTTTCTTGACCATGTTCATCTTCCCATTCAGGAACTTCAATATGTTGAACTCCCAAACTTTCAAAATGAGATTTCGCCCGGTCAATAACATCCATAAATTAGATTATACAGTGCCTCTTGTTAATGCTCCTGAGCCTTGAAAAGTAACTGATCTAGTAGTTATTGAATCTAATCCAACATTTACACTCATTCCTGTAACAATTCCTGTGCCTGTAAAAATTTCATCTCCTGAAGAATTACCCTCTGGACCTAATATAAAAGATATTGAAGTTCCAGCAGTTAATGTTTGTTGTGGAGAATCAGTTTCATCATAACTCATATCTAAAGATCCTGAAAATGATGTTCTTCCAGCTACAAAGGATTTAGTTGAATCAGATAATTGTGTATCCTCTACAACGTCAGCAGTAGTTTCAAGTGTGTAACCAGTGAGTTCGCCTATACCAGTTCCACCAGCAGTTACGACTCCTTCTTTTCCGAAGTGTGTTGCCATTTTTTATTTTCCTTTTTAATTGTTTGTTTTTCTTGTTTTTCTTTTTTCCAACCTAAATCTAAAAAATTATCAAGTTGAGTTTCGTTAATAGTAATCTCATTCCCATCCTTATATAATTTGATATCTTTGGCCATAAATTCTTTTATTACTTTTCGTCTTCTTCGTCAATACCTCTATGGAGTTCCAGAAGAATAATTATAAATACATCTAATAGTCATTACAATACCTCCAACAGGAAAT